GTGTTCCAAGTCTCTGCTGCATTTACCTGCTCCCATTTTACCGCAACTTGGGAGAAGTTTATTGGAGAAGCGTTGAAAGTAACGCTTAGGTTGTTTAGGCTCGCTCGGAATGTCCAGCCTTCGATATAGCCTTGGAATTCACCATTCGTGATATTGCCGGGCAAGTTCTGAATCCAGACGGGTTGACCGATAAAGATATTGATTAAAGCATCTCGATCGGAATCATCGATTTCAGGATTACCTAGAACAAAAGTTATGGATTGGAACTTAGGATAAGGATTGGCTCGAAGCTCGATGTAGCGATCGGCCAAGGCTTCTGCATCAGCAGTATGTTTAATCCTAGAAGTAAATTCTTCAGCATATACACCGTAAAGGCTCTGGCTAATTGGATCAGTAGCGGTATACGTCTGATTGGCGTTGTTATCGTAATTAATAGTAAAACTGTTACGAAGATCGCCTGCTCGAGTAGTAGCCGATAAACCTAAACCGTTGGCATGGTTGGCATCTAAGGTTGTGTATCCGTTAGCCGCTAAATAGTCTTGGCGGTGTGTTTGGTCTGCATAACCGATATTGCCATTTGAATCCTCATAGATAACGCCGAAGGCCGAGTTCGCGATATCTGCACACAATGAATAAAGATCGGTGTTATTAGATGATCGAGCAATCAAGGTATAATCCCCTGGTCGATCAATTTCGCCTAACCCTAGATTTACCGCATCATTCCAAGTCTCGGTCGGGTCATAATTTGCCCAAGTCTGGGCTGCTGGCACTTCATTCCATTGACCGAGCAAATACCCTGAAAGAAGGGTGTAAATCTGATCTCCGTCTTGATCTTGGCTTAAAACTCCAGCATCGATAATTCGAGGCAGTTTAGATAAGGCTCCAAGAGCGGTAATAGTGGCAACGGTTGTATAACCGATATTGCCTGCTCGATTAACTCCAATAGTAAAATCTGAGATATAACCGCCGAAGATCGGGACATAAGCACCAACCGAATTGGTTACTTCTACTGCTAACCCGGTGCCAACTGTAAAGTCGTAACTTGAATTGTCTAAGTTCATCAACTGCAACTGGCAATAGCCTGCTAGTGGCTGAGTATTAATATCGGTGCGGCCAGATGTTATGACCAGATTAGCAATAGTTACATCTGTTGCTTCAAGGCCATCGATTAAGACTTTATAGGCTGGGGTATAAGCGGTCATTAAAAGAAGGCTGCGCTTCCTAGGGTTCCTCGAGCTGAGGAATCATTGAGAATGCTTACGATCTGGCGAGCGGTTGATTCGCTGTCGATCGCGCCATTTACTGTGATGTTTGTGTTTCCACCGCTTACATAGCGATAAGCCGCTATTGGCTCATTAGGCATCGGTGGCGTTGGTGCAGCCATTGGAGCGGCTGGAGAAGATGCACCAGTTTCGAAGGATGCGTTATTAAATGGATTTAAGGCTGATCCGATTTGCTTTGATATTTCGATTACTCGCTTGATCTTGTTGTAAAGATCGTCAAAGAATGAAACTACCCGAGCCAAGCCATCTATTAAGCCGCCTATCGCTGCTCCCACGATTTCAAATGCTTTGCCTAAAGTCTTGCCCAAGATTGGGGCTAATACATCGCGAGAGAACTCAGCAACATTTTTAAATAGATTAATAAGCGGCTTTAATTCTTCGCTGTTATCGTTGAGTGAATTCCTTACTGAATTAAACGCTGATCGAAGGCCATTGATAATTGGGTTTAAGAATTCCATGACCGGGCGAAGCTTGTCTCCAAGATTGCTCGTAAAGTCTGCGATCGCTGGGATTACCTTATTAACGATCACATCGACCATTGGAGTTATGGCATCAAGGATGTAAGAACCTACGGTTTCCTTGCCTTCATCGAATGCGATCTGAAGTCGAGTTAACTTGCCTTGAAATGTATCTGCCTTAGCGGCGGCTTGGTTCTCAAAAGTATCTGCTAACTTTGCTGTTATTTGATCCATGCTCATGGTCTTGAGTTGAGCGGATGTAAGTCCGATGCCTAACTTCCCAAGGGCTGCCGTATTGCCTTCGGCTGCCTTGGCCATGGCGTTAGTAACGGCTTCTAGAGATTTGCCTGAACCTGCTGCAACATCGATGGCAACTGTCTGTAATTTCTGAGCCTTTTCAACATCTCCAGTTGCTCGGGCTAAGCGCTCTAAGGATGGTCTTAATTCATCATCGGTAACGCCGAATGCCAGAGAAGTCTGGGTTATGTAATCTTCAGTAGCAGCAATCTGATCTTCAGTAGCGCCAGTTACATTCTTGAGAGTAAGGGCTAACTTTTCTTGAGCGGCTGCATCTGCGATGGCTGATTTAACGCCATCGATGGCTAACTTGCCTGCATAGGCTACGGCTGCTGCTCCTGCGGCTGCGAATGCTAATCCAGCCTTCTTTCCGAAGTCTGAAACTTTATCGCCGAAAGACATAACATCTTTATCGGCCTTATCAAGATTCTTAGTGAAGTTATCGACATCAGCAAGAAGCTTGAGCGTTAACGCCCTTGTACCTGTTGCCATTAGCCCCACTCCTTCAAAATCTTAGTAAACGATTCTGTCCATCTAGCCACGATTTGCGGTTGAATCTTGCGAAGCGTTGGATAGATGAACCAGCCCTTTGAGCCTCGACCTTCTCGGCCTGACCAGACAGGAAACTGTCTAAACTTATTGGATCCGAATTCAGTACCGCCCCAGATATCCTTAGTGGTTGCTCCACCTGAGAACTTTTGAGAAGCGAACCCATAAGTAATCTCACCGATACGGCTTGACTTCTTAACCCTTGAACCCTGAGCAATACGCCCTGAGACTTTAGTGTTATTACCTCTGCTAGCAGTTTGTATAACTTCAGCCCGGGCGAATTCGGCCAGAGCGCCTGATTGGCGCTTGGCCTCTTCGTTTGCCTCTTCACCCATATTCTTTAAGGCTTTGAATACTTGGCGTAGTTCAGTTTGGTCAAGTGCTACTAGTTCACTTGCCATTCCGCTGCTCCAATATCTCTATCGCTGTAAGAATATCCTCGGCGCTTTGCCAATGATCCATAGGGATCTGAGTGGCTATCGCCAGTTCAACTAAGAGTCGGCTTACGCTTCCTCTTGGATGACTTTTGGGTTTCCTTCACCTACTTCAACATCTGCGACCGATTCCATCCAGACATCGAGTGTCTTGGTTGGCTTGCCGCCTGCTTCGCGCTTCATTGCTGAGTGCGTTACATAAAGGATGTCCCACATTCCACCGAACTGGGAGATAACCTTTTTAGTTGTCATCTCCCACTTGGCATAATCAGGTGGGCGAACCAGGTAAGTGGTTTCCGATCCGTCAACATATTTAATTGTTATTTGCTGTTGCATTGTTTGCTCCCGTTTCTAGTTTTTAGCTGAAGGTTTCTGTTACTGCGCCCTTTGATACCTTGAAAGTAAAGTCTACTGTCTGGGCATCTGTTCCAGCGCCACCTGCTGTTGGAAATTCTGGAAATGCATCGAACGCGAATACTGCGCCTGTGGCTGATGTCAAGGTCATTGTAATTGTGTTATCTGGTGCTGTCTCTGCTGCTGTCCATAGTGCTTCGCATACTGAGTTAGCCTTACCCCAGTCAGCAAGCATTGAAAGAGCAAAGGAAGCCTCAATGTTTGTGGTCTTATAGGCTTCGCCATCGAGAGTCTGATATGTCTCGCGAAGGTTTGTCTTTGTTAGAACTGCTGAAAGTGCTTGAGCCTCGATATCTGTTCCACCTGTGAAAGATAGAGAAATATCGCGACCTGTGATTACTGTGGTTGCCATTATTTATCCTTAGTTTGTTTGTGTGTAGTAGGTAGAAACTCGGATATCTGCGACCAACACATTAGAAGGCCCGACTTGAGTTACCGTTGGTTTTTCAACCGCTCCGATTGTGTACCCTGCTGGGATCACCTTCAGAACACTTATGACTAGCTGCTCGAGGTTGTCGAGCGATGCCGGGTTGCTGTTATATGCAACTGCGACCGAGATTACGAGATTAATTTTAGTGTGAAGTGTGGTCTTGCCGATTGTTTCTAATTCAAGATATGGAGAATCTGGAACGCAGACTACGAATGGAACCATTGGTGCTTCGGGAACATAGGCGTAGACATTGCCTGCCACATTGGCGAAGGCTGTTGCTAAGGGTTGACGAACTGTGTCTAGGATTGTTGAGGCTGGCATTTATTGCACCATTGAATCGGTGTCGATGTACGCCCCTAGAAGTCCTGATACGCGGTTGAAAAGGCTGCGGCCTAAACGATAAGGCGAAACATTCGTAAAGTCGATTCCCTCGATCTGACCGCCTGGAGCGATGCGAGATTGGAATACTTCGACTGAGACTGCTAGAACTGCTGATTCGACTGCGCTGTTGCCCACATAAGTTGCTGCGCCAGAAAGTGTTGCCAAGCCTGAAGGAATAACCTTGCGCTCTGTAATATCGGCGTTGTTTATAGATACTGTGAAGAATCCGTTAAATTCTCTGTAAGAACCATCTAAGAATATGCGTGAATTAGATCGTAAAACGAAAGAATCGTAATCGATGTTGCTTGATTCCAGGATTGTAAAAGTTCCGTTAAATGGGCTACCTACGCCAGTTACGACAACGCTCTGACCCGCCGAAAAGTTGTTATCGCCAAGAACATAATATGTTGCAATGTTATCTTGAAGCGCTACGACATCGACAGGGCTTGAATACTTGACCAGCATAGGCAAGATTACTGATTCTGCGGTGTCGATTACATCTGCTAAATAAGCATCATTATAAAGGGCTGTAGAGACACCAAGAATTGACCTTAGTTCTGCTACGGTAACGATTGTTGGCATCTCTACATCCTCTCTATTAAACGACTGGGGGAGCCACCGGGAGCAGCAGCTCCCCCATGATTAGTTAGTTAATTACGCGACCATGAAACGGTATGAACCAGCGCCAATTTTCGTAGCGACTGCACCGTAGCCGTAGTAACCGACTTCAACCTGACCTGTTGAGATAAGGTTTGTCTGTAGTGATAGGCGTGGTGATTCGTACCATGTGTATGACTCTGGGTTAACTACGATCATAGTGTTGT